AACCATACGCTCTTTTTCGTTGTATTTCTCAATGATTTTCATATACATTGCCTCACGCTCCTCAGCGTGTCTTTTATCCACTGAGTTAGAAATTGCACAGGCAAACATGACGATAAAATCACTCCATACCTCCCACGTGTGGTATCGAGTAGAAAGATCGAGTAACTTTTTAGCAAAGGCAGATTTCTCTGCACCCTGTACTCTTTTCTTTGCCATTAAAACTTAAACTCCTTAACATTTTTATCATCTACAGAGAAAGTTGCATTTTTATATTTTCGTGGGTGTTGCAACTGTGTGAGCTTTGCACAATCAAGTGCTTTTTGTTTTGCGTCCTCCGGGCTATCAGTTTTAATAATATAGCCAATGCCGGTAACAGCTTTTCCTCTTGGCGGTGTAGCTCCATGCACCGTAACCAATACGTCAAAATGTTTCATTGCTAATCCTCCAATTTTTCTATAATGTATTGAAAATTTGAGTAAAAAGCAGTATAATATTAAGTGCCGTTCACACGGACGGCTCAACACCGTCCGTGCTTCAGGCGCTTAGGTATTACTCTGCAATGTACTCAAGGTATTCTTCGTAAGATACGAAAGTTATCCAAGAGCCGCATACGCAAGCAGTGTAATAACCATCCGGGGTAAATCCTTCTTCCATAAGGGCTTGCTCCTTTCTAAAGTTCTCACTGTGCCAGCAGTGGGGACTTTTTTTTATTATCAAGATTTCCTCTTGACACTATATATTATACAGGATTTCCTAAATGATGTCAAGGGTTTTATAAATGTTTTTCTAAATATTTTTCTAAATATCTTGACAATATACAGATTTTCCTATATAATTATGCTTGCAATACTGAAACAGGAGGTAACAAACCTATGACGAACGCTCAGCGTATTAAAATGGCTCTTGCCTATAAAGGTATGAGTGAGGCGCAGCTTGCAAGAGAGCTTGACAGCACACCCTCTGCGTTTAATCAACGTATGAAAACAGATAAGTTTACATCTGAAGAGTTGGAGAGGATTGCGACAATCCTCAATGCAGAATACAAAGCCTCTTTTGTTTTCCCGGACGGTACGCAGATCGGATAGCCCCCCCTAATTATTTTTTAGGGGCTTTTGTGTAGCCCTGAAGAAAATTGAAACAAAAAAATCCCCCAAAAGTGCGATTGTAACACTTTCGGGGGATTTTTCTATAAATATACGTATGTATGGACGCTATGGCGTAAAATACTCCATAACTTCTTTAATTTTAGGGTTTATTAGCAAAATAGTGTTACAATGTTACAAAACACGAAAAAGCCTTGATTTTATGCGGTTTTTCGGTTGTAACAAAAGGGGTAACAACAACGTTACATTGTTACCCCTTAGGCGTAACACTTTTGAGCCTGTAACAACTTTTGTTACATTACTTTGTAACGGCTTATTCTGTAGTACCGTCCTCTTTCAATTCAGGCAAACCTGCAACCGAAGTAAGCAAGGACAAAATACCTGCAAGCAAGGATGCAGATACTACAACACGCCAATCTACAGCAGACATAACTGCGGTAGTACCAATAGTTGCAACAGCAGTCTGAGCAACAGTTTTTGCCGCACGAATACCAGCGGCTTTGAGCCAGTTAATAACTTTTGTTTTCATTTGATTATCTCCTTATCAATTATAATTTCTTTGCGTAGTCAAGGCTGATCCAGCCTGCACCACTCTTGAGCTTGCCCCACTTAGTAGCACCTGTGCCGGTAGCTTCATCAACAATGGTGTAAACACCCTTATCTCTGATAACACCGTTAGTGCCGTAGTTCGTACCCGGACCTTTGCGGATATTCAAAGCAGAGGCAGTTACCTTTACGGTATAAGCCTTAAAGGCTTCTACCTTTTCAGCAGGAGCAGTGCTTGTCTTACCTGCATACTTATCATAGTAAGCCTGTCCGTACTTAGCCCTTGTGGCCTTTACACTGTCACCCTGATTTGCAGGCTTTTCATATCCTGTGAGGATAATATCAGAAGCCTGTTTTACAGAGGTTGCGGATTTCAAAACGGACATAACCGTCTTGTAGCCCTGCAACTCTTTCCACAAAAACTCAAGCTGCATACCTAAGTCACCGATAGACTTTTTAACGCTCTGTGCGTATTCAAGCAGAGCCTGCTTACGGGACCAATACGTCCACTGTGCAAGACCATAACCGGCAGAGTCTTTTACAAAGTTTCCGTATGTACCCTTGTCAACAGCCTCAGTATAAGAAGCGTCAGTATAACCGAGCTTCTTTTCATAAGTCTGCTGTAAGTTTTTAGGATTCAATGCGCTCTCTGCGTTCAAGTTACCCATGATACCGGCAACCGCAAAAGCATTTAAGCCCTTACCTGTGAGGAAGTCCCAAATAGTTTTAGCGGTATCGGTTGTCTGAGCCTGCTGAGTAGTTGCAGTCTTATTAGCTACAGTGGTAATAATTGCTGTAAATCCAGCCGCTTTTACCTTCTTGAGCTGAGCGTCAGCGTTTGCTCTCACGCTGTAAGCACCAACCTGAATTTTGTAGTAGCCGTCAGCCTCAACAATGCAAGCGTCAAAGCCTTTAGCCTTAACCTTCTTGAGCTGAGCTTCAGCATTAGCTTTATTCTTATATGCACCTGCCTGTACACGGTACAGAGTGCCTGTTGCAGCAGGCGTTGTAGTTTCAGGCTTTTTCTCAGCAGAGCCGTTGAGCTTATCAAGGTAGCTCTGTACCAAAGCCTTAAACGCTTTCCAGTTCTTATAGGCAGTTGCACTATTAGAGCTGTTAAAGATATAAGCAGGACACCACTTCTTACCGCTGATAGGATTAGTACACTGCTTATCAATATCACTGAAGGACTTACCGGCAGCCTTGTTTACCCAATAGGTGTGAGTTACCATGTTGTCAACAGTTAAGCCGTGTACCCAAAGCAAGTAAGCAGCAAGACGTGCGCCGTTGTCTTTTGCTTTTTCGTCATGCTCCTTGTTGTCATTCATAATGATTTCCATAGAGAGCGAGGTCATGTTACCGCCGTCAGCAGTAGAGCCGTCCCCAGCGTGCCAAGTTACCTCAGCAGAGCCTTTAGGATCGTTCTTACAAGCGCCTGTACCGGCTTTCATATTCTGCCATGCACATACATCATCAACGTAGAAATGTACACGCACACTACCCATATTTTCATTATAGGTAGCACGGCTGTACTGTTCGCCGTCATCATGTACATTGTCAAGATCGTCTGTGTTATGGATAGTAAGAGAGCCGGGCTTACCTGTGTTGTTGGTAAGTTTTCTCTCTTTCTTATACAACGCATTTGCAGAAAAGCCAGCGTTTACGGCTTTTGTTGCACTTTTCCAGCGTGTACCGTCAGGAATGATTTTCTCATTGACTGTAACGCCGTTAGCGTTGTAAGTAGCATTAGGTGTTAAAAGTGCCATAGTATAACCTCCTTATTTTTGTTCGTGAGCCTTTTTGTTAATGTGTTTTTCGATTTTGTCAATAGCCTCTGACACAGGACCGTTACAGCCTTGAGCTGCAAGACCTTTAAGGCAGGCAAGCAAACCGTAAACAACAAGAGTTTGTTCTTCCTGCGATTCAGATTGATCCTTTTCGTGTTTGTCACGCAGTTTCTTGACTTCATCATCAACCTTTTTGTCAATACGCTTGATTTCGGCATCCTGTTCTTTTTGGTGGTTAATCCAAATAAACAGCTTCCAAAAAAGCGTTACAAAGGCAACGATTGCACCAAGCACACTGCCAGCCAAAACTATTGTGTGTGCATCTACATACATTCCTTAACCTCCTTTACTCAGTATTTACAGCTTCCCAGCCCTGAGGATAAGCAGCCGGGGACCATACGTTGTTGTCAATCAAGCTGACATAAACAGTGCCTTCAAACAACACTTTGTCACCCGTCATATAGGCATTAGTGCTGTCAGGCTGTTCCCATTCAGGAATTACATCAGCGTCAGGGATTAGCACCTTTGCAAACAAACTGCTTGCAGCCGTAGGCGTCCAGCTTTCCTGTGAGGTGTGATCCTGCAATACGGAGTAAAGTACCCCCTCAAAGCGTACACGCTGACCTTTTGTATAGGCTTCGCCCTCTTTCCATTGAGGAAAAAGAGAAACAGCCCTTAGGGCTGTTTCGTCAGTAACGCTTTGCATTGAATTTTCGATAATTGCACGGTATTCTCTTGCTTTTTCAATGAGTGTCATTTACTCCACCCCCAAGAGAATTTTTGCAGCCAATAACTCCTCCTCAAGAGCTTTTACCTTTGCAGTGAGTTCTGCACGGGTAAGAATTTCCTCCTCAGGAGTGTCCTCAGGCACATCAGGGTTAGTATCCTCTGTGTCCTCTTCGGTAATACCGGCTATGATTTCTTCGTACACTGTCATATAGGTAAAATCGGCTGTGTACCCGTTATCAAGATTGAGGGAGTCTTTACCTTCAAGCTGATAAATGGTAGAGCCGTCCAAAGACAGAATACCTTGAGCGCTCTGCTCAGAACATCTTTTAATTATGCCGTTTTTCTGCCTGCACACATATACCGGGGTTTCGTGTGCTTCTGCGGTGACAACGGTATCACCCTGCATAACTTTGATATAGACCATAGTAGCCCTCCTTGTAGAATAGTTGCGTAAACAGTTCCCACATATTCTTTATGGTGTGATACGCACTGAATTTTTCAGCATAAGCCTTCCAACTTTGCCAAGTGGTACAAACATCTTCAAATGCAAGTTTACCCTCAAGCCACATTCTGTGTAGCTTTTTCAGCTTGATACGCATACGGGTAATACTGCGTTTGTAGATTCTCTTGATAACCTTACCTGTCTTAGTAAGATTAAAACGGATTTTCAGCCAAGTAAAACCGTGACTTAGCTTTACAATCTGTGTTTTCTTACGGTTGAGAGTAATGCCGAGAATATCACATATTGCCTTAATGTGCTTTACACATTCCTGCAAGTGTGATTTTGATATGTGGATTAAATAGCCGTCATCCATATACCGCCCATAGCCTCTGATACGAAGGACCTCTTTTATATAGTGGTCTAACTTATTTGCTGAAGCAAGAGCAAGCACTTGACTGATTTGACTACCCAGCCCCATACCAACCTCACCAAAGGCATCTACAAAATGCTCTGTGAGGGCAATTAGTTTTGGATCGGTGAGCTGCTTATGCAATATCTGCCGGATTAGTTCGTGTGATACATTATCGAAAAACTTTGAAAAGTCAAACAGTAGGATATAACCGTCCTGCCCGTGTTTTCTGTAATGCTCACGCAGATGTTGAGTTATCCTGCGTACTGCAAAATCATAGCCTTTGTATTTCATAGATGCACCGTTATCATAAATAAAGGTACGCCCAAGTAAAGGTACAAGGCAATTATCACAGAGGCAGCGTTGAACAACACGCTCATTGATTACGGTACTTCGTATGTGCCTGTGTTTACCACGCTCATACAGGTCAAACTCATAAAAGCCGGGAGTTCTAAACTTTCCTGCCATGAGCTGTTTTTGTGTATTGAGAATGTTGAGAGGAGCTGAGGCTATATACCTTTGTACGCTTGCTTTCCAAGCAACACCTCTGCGACAACACTTATAGGCATCATATAAATTTCCGTATGTAAAAACTTTTTCAAATGAGTCTGCCTCTGCATACTCTGATTCTTTAGCAGCTTGCCGTGCCGCTTTGCGGCGTTGGTATCGTGCTTCTTTTCGTTCTTGACTTGTCATTTTTAGATTTCCTCACTTACCCCGTATGCCTGTTGGCAGGTTGCAGTAGGCACATAGCGTTACCGGGCATGAAATACAGAATAACCTGCAATCTGTACCATGCAAGAAGCGTCCGCCCGAACGCATCAGGGTATATATTTACCTTTCGGAAGGTCAAACACTCCTTCTCTCCAACCTGTATAGATTTCGCCGTGTGGTTACTTTGTCGAACAAGAGAGGAGCCGAACGCCACGCCATTACTGTTGTTGGCGTTGTTGTTGTTGCTGTTGCCGTTGTTGTTGACATTGCAGAAGTTCGTGCTGTTGGAAGAGTTCGGAGAACGCAACCACCAGTTAGAGGCTCACGTCAGGACAGCGTAAACAATTACAAAATACAGTGTTTAACCTAAAAACAGAATTACGGTAAGTTTTTATACCGTTCTCTGTCTGATTTCATAACCGCCTTAACAAGACGGATTTCAAAATCAATAATATCTAACCAATTCTGCATAACTCCCATTTCAATACCGAAAAGCTCCTGTGCAACCTCAATTTGAGAAATGAGGCTGTAAAGCTCAGCATTGGCACGGAGAAAACAATCACGGCGCATTTGTGCTTCGTGTTGATTCAGAGGGTAGATACTGTTTGCACGTCTTACATCTTCGTATATACGGGTAGCAGAATTTGCAATAGGCTGAGATACATAAAAGGTGTACCTCTTAGGAAAACTTACACACTTTCTAACGGTGAAAATCTGTAATTTCCTTGCATTTGCAATAAATTCCATTTCAGACGTATTACGTTGACTTTTAATAACGGACATAGCAATTACCTCCTTATCTGCTTCTGTATTGTCCTGCAAATATCAGGCCCCACAAGGGGGCCTGATACCAAGAGCCGGGATTAAATGCAGAAGCCGAACGCCACGCCAAAACTGTTGCCGGCGCCGTTGGTGTAGCTGCTGCCGCCGGTGTAGACATGGCAGAAGTACGTGCCGTAGGAAGAGGTCGGAGAACGCAACCACCAGCTAGAGGCGTCACCTTCACCGTTATATCTTTTCTTGATACGGCTTGCGTTGTCAGTAAAGATACTAAAGGTGATTTCCTCTGCATCTGCATCAACCTCATTGCAATACGGTACAACCGTAGCACTAAAGCCAACCTCAGCTTGAGAGAACAAGAAGAGATTATCTTCAGAGGTAACAATATCAGCAGATGTGTTGCCGGCAGAGGACAGCGTTTCAACCGTCTTAATCATAGCCCTCCACTGCTGAGGCAAAGCAGGGAAAATACTCTCATTAAGGAATTTACGCATTGCCGTTACGTCCCAGCCCCCAACGTTAGTATTGGAGGTGTTCATTTGACGGGTAGCGTTCATAACACCCTTCATGCCGAAAACAACATTTGCAAAATCACCGCTGCCGTCTGCCAGCCTGTAGTGATTAAAGCCATAAACCTGTAAGACGATTTCGGTATCAACGAAAACATCAGTAATAGGTACAATCTTGATTTCGTCACCTACAGAGAAATATTCCTTACTCTTGCCGGAGGCAATAATACCGTAAAACTCTGCAAGAGTATAACCGCTGTTGTCCTCAGGATTATCTGAGTACAAATAGTCATAACCACTTGCAACAGTGTCAGGCAGTGTAGGAGATACAAACAGTGCGTACACGTCCATATCAGAGGTAACACTGTTAGTAGGCTTATCCCAGCCCATCCAAATAGCACCTGTAGAGGAAATAAGCTCCTCACCTCTGTAGGCAGTACCTGCGTATGCCTCAACAACATCTGTCTGCAACAGTGACGATCCACTATAGAAACGGACGGTATAAGTGCGGACAGCCTCAGAGAATACCGCTGTAACGGTTAAGTCACCGAGAATGTAGTTGAAAGCAACGTCCCAGCCAATAAAGGTAAACACCTTATCAACCGTAGGAGCTTTAATAGGTGTACCAATCAAGCCTGCTGATACAGGATTGACTGCTGAGCCGTACTGTCTAACGGTCTGAGTATTCAGTACAGTGCCGTCATCCAACTGGAATGTTACTGTGTAGCTTTCAACCATTGTACCGTAGGTCAAAGACAGCTTGAGGAACGTTGACATAAGTGTGTCAAGCTCCTCCTGAGAAACGGTTGCAATGTGACAGTTACCTTCTAATACGAATTTAGCCACATTAGGCTCACCGTTTTCATCCAAGCCTGCAAGTCCTGCAAGTCTTACAACGGTATCTGCTGTGTCAGTGGACCATTCCACGTCAGGCAGACGGCCTCTGTTAAGTCTTGTAGCCGCTTTTACGGCAGCAAGGGTATCAATTACCGGGCTTTCCTCTACCCAAATTTTAAGCAGATTTGAGCCGTCCATTGTGAATTTAGTAAGTGCGGACAAACGCCTTGCTACTAAACTTGATACCGCACAAAGCTCTGCCACTTCAACAGGAGCGCCCAAAGCAAAGGTTACACCCGTTACACCTGAGCCTGTAAGATACAGAGTAACAAGAGATGTAAGCAAGCTAAGGTCCAAATCGTGAGCAAGAGCAGGTGTGCCTCTAAGGTCGATATACTCAAGCAGCTCATTGTTACCAAAGCTGATAGAGGTAAGGTTGTGGTTAGCATAGCCGTCTGCATCTGAGCCTGCGATAAACTTACGCAGACGAGAGGCAGGGGCAAGGTCGATATACTGACAATACAAACCTGCTACGGAGGTAATCTCCACAATGTTAGAGGCAAGGTACAGATAGATTTCTGTATCACTCAAAGCCTCAGCAACAGGACAGATAACCGGGTAAGAGATACCACGTTTAGCCCTGATACGCACACTTTGAGAGCCGTATTTAACGATAATGTACATATCGGCATACGGTGTGATAGCAAAATCACCTGTAGGCTCAACGCCAGCCCATGTAGTAGGAGTGTTACCACGGAAAGTAATTGCGTCAGATGTTGCAACCGAGCCGTAGTATTTTGTACTCATGTATCTTTCCTGATAGGTTTCAAACTGAGTACGCTGATCGTACTTAGGTCCGTGCATCATATCAATGTAAGCCGTATTTCCGTTAGCAATATAAGGAGTAAAGTATTTACCCCACATATCCTCAATAACGAGGGCTTCAGGACGGCAAGCCTGATAATCTGCAAACTTTTTAAGAATACGCTCAGCG